GGATTTGATGAGCATCCATAAGCAATAGATCTCCAGGTTTCACATCTACGCAGACTTTATACTCAGGCATGCAGAGATACATACCATCAAAGTTCTTTCCGTCACTCAATACTGTAAGATTGCTGAATCCTGCTGGAGCATTGATTCGTTCTGTTTCACATAAATCTCCGGCATCTCGGTGACAAGCTGTTCTGAAATCTTTATTGATCGTTATAGTTGTGTAAACTGAATTACCAATACGCCAGCCAGTATCTTTCAGTTGCTTGACGGATTCATTCTGTCCATTCCATCTAATCGGAAAGTTGTCTTTAAAAACTTTAGACGCTGCTTCGAATAGAGGATATCCTTTTTGAAACAGATCTGGATTTGCGGCACTCCAAGCAGTTTCTCTGCAAAAAGGAATACGAGGATAGCGATCAAAATATCCAGCAGTTCCAGAATATACAGAATTACCATAAGATGTATCTGATATCAACTTGCGAACTTCTATTGCAGCCTGCTTTCTTTCTTTCCTAGATAATTGTCTAGTCGTTTCTACCCATTGTGTGAAATCAAATTCTGCAGTTTTCTTTACTATCCATATTGCTCCGCCTTTAATATTGCCACCACCAGCAGCACCACGACCTTCTAATGGTTCATTAGGCGTTTCACGTAGGATATCATCTAGCTGATCTGTTCCAGATGCAGATATTGGAGAACCCGCTAGAAAGTAATTGATGATTGCTTTTTCTAGCTTAGTGATCCATCTGCGTTTCCCATGTCCAGTATCAGTCGGCATTATCTGGAACTCATCACGATGAGTTCCTGCGGCAAGACCACGATTGTCAGATTGACTAGCACCTTCGCGCAATCCGATATATGCCGGATCAGTAATGCTCTTAGGAAATACGTTCTTACGAAACTTCAATAGACAATTATTCTCGTGTGGACTTTCACCTGGGCCCAAAGGCTTATACACATCGCAATCTTCATTAACAATATAATTGTATGCGTCGTGCTCTAGAAATTTACCTAATAGATGCTCACAGTCAATCTGCTCTGTCAATATTATCTGCTTTGTCATAATATAATTCCAATGTTATTGAGTGTCTCTATGTATGTTCAATTTTAGAGTTCTGTATGGTATTGTGAAAATATTTTTTGCGCCAATTGGAACTTTTGGGAATAGATCTTCAAGAACGAAAATAAAAACAACATCTTTATTCTTTCTTGCAAACCATTCAAGATAATGAATCCGTCCAGCATTATCTTCAAAATTCGCATGAGTTTCTGCGCCGTAATTTTTAGTCCCAGCAAACAAATTTGTGCAAGAAAGATAGCTGTCATTGATCAGAAAATCAAATCCTAGGCACAGTAAAACATTATGATCTTTTTCTATTGCGCGCTGCATAGCATACATCCCAGAATTATTTCTAGGATATCTGTTTCTGCCTGGATGCATATCTGCTGGTTCGTATTCTTCAGCTTTTGATCTAGGAAATAATGTATACTCTACAGGAAAATCAGAAGCACTGATCTCATCCATCATTCCCTGATCAACAGCAACCAACCAGTCTGGTTTGAATGTTCTATAGAGGGCATTACATCCAAATATCGGAGATACACCATTAATAGAACTTAGGTCAAAGTTTTTTCGACTCTCACCATTCCCTATGATGAAAGCTGTATTGTTGCTCATTTTTTCCAGTTTGCGGTTAGATTAGGAAATGCGGCTTTTACAGCATCCATCTTAACCTTTAGGCCGCGATTTTTCATACGAAGAACCAACTGCGCATCATGCACATCTAAAACCTCGAGCATTTGAATAAACATCTGTTCGCGTTTTAGATTCGATATCCTTCGTCCATCTGGTGAATCTACAAAGTAGATAAACTTTCGATGTTCAGCCACCAGGCGACCGTGTGCATCTGATCCTTCTGGCATTGGACGAAACGGAGGATCTGTTTCTGGAAGAAGGAATTTAACGCCGGGATCCATTCCATATCCAATGATAGCTTTCAACGCAGCGGATGCATATTTCTTTAGAAGTTTAGTCTGTGCTGCAGAAGTTTTTTGTTTCTCAATCTCATCAATAATTTCAGCCATACTTTTAGTCATATAAATCTCCACATTTCATTAATTAAAACCACTCTATTATTTATACATTAAAAATCGGAAATTGATTCTGTAAGACTTCCGAGACGATTCTGTATGAAGTAATTGAAGATCTTAGAACGATCATTACAATTTGCAGATTCAAATTCTGATATACATTGATTCTGTAAATCCTCTGGGATCATATCTAGATCAATGAGCATCTGATTTCGTTTATATCCACGGAGCATTTCTCCAGAACAAAATTGCTCAGGTTCCATACGAGACCACTCAGCAATCTTATCTCTACGCAGAGGTTTCTGTCGCTTATCTACTACAAATGTATCGTCATCCGAAATGAAATTTGGCACTCCGTCTGATCTATCTCCGAGCATAATATGCTCTTTACGAAAGCTCTCTGGATTATTGATTGCGATCATCTTCTTTTGAACAGGCGCATACTGATAAACATTACAGTATTTCTGAAGTTGTGCAAAGTCCTTATCACCAGAAAGAATCAAAATCTTATCTGTATTTGCGCCTAAGAATCTACCATACTTATGACAAATTGCGGCAATAACATCATCTGCTTCGCATCGGTCGATACGTATGACTTTGTATGGAAGATGGTCACGGATTTCGTCACGAATCTTATTGAGAGCCTCAAATAGTGTATTCCAGTCAAGACCAGATGAATCTCGTGATTTCTTTCGACTCGCTTTGTAGTGTGGAAATATACTCCTGCGCCAATAATTTTGGGCGTCACAGCATATAACCAATTCTCCGTATTCCTGATAGAATTTTGAACGATAGGATCGTAGAGAATTAAGGATCATGTGTCGAAGCATTTCTTCATCTACGATGTTGTCTTTCGTATATGAAAGATGCATCATCAGATTAGAAATCATCGTCTGATTCAAATCAACAAGTATCATATTAGTCCTATACCACTCGAAGAATTATTGAAAACGCATTTAGACGTCCAGTGCTTTTGATTGGTTTAGTCTTAATGGCATCAAAATATTTTGTGGCACCACGAGATGTTCCCATAACAATATTCTTAGAAACTTCTAATGGCTTTCTAATCTTCTTCGCTATGGAAGTTGTTTCATTAATGTTCTGCAATGTAGAACCTTTAATAGAGATACCATCAGCATCGTTTGAGAAATAATGATCAACACGACGAGTTTTCACATTGAAGATCCATGCCTCGGAAGCGCCGATAAGTTTCGTAGGCTCAATGCTAGTGAGCTTCAGATCTGCGTCACCTTTCATATACTTCAGTCGTTGAATCAATTGATCTGCGCTCTTGACTTTTTTCTTACGCGGTGCTTTGATTTTCTTCAGATGATCTGCCCACAATTTAGAATCATCAATTATCTTTTGATAGAAGTCGTGCAGCTTCTTAATCTCTCGCGGTTTGAAATTAGAATATCCTTCGTTCAGCTGCTCGTCTTTTCCACGAATAACTTCTTTGATCTCTTTAAGTTCTTTCATATAGATCTCAGCGATTCGCTTTGCGTATAGTGGTTTCACTGAGTTGCTCTTCAGAAACGCATAAGAATCAAATGGGATCTTACACTTAGATAGAACAAATTCGTCGATCTTATTATCAAATTCTGCTACAGTCTTATGAATTGCTTCTGTGGTTCTCTTTTGAATATCAATCGGCGCAACCTTCTGAACATCACGGCGCGTTGTGATTTTTTCTTTCCCCGATATGATTAATTTTTTGAATCGATCTTCGATATATTGTAGTTCTTTGGAACTCATAACATAGCCAGCAGCATTCATACGACACAACCACGCCAACGGACCATAAAGTTCTTGGTCATTGACGTGATTGATCATATCTATTTCTTTAGGCTTTTTGTTAAGAGTCTTGATATATGTTTCAACATATGATCGCGCATCTTTTTCTGAACACTGACTGTTATAGAAATTAAAGCAGCGAATGAGTTCTACATTTCTATTATTACCAAGATTCGATTTAGAATCCCAAATCTTTTCCACTCCGAACAATAGTCCTTCTGTGCCAGTAGGCGAAATTCTCTTGATGGTAGACGCATCACGTATTTGAGCTGTTTTCAATTTTTTATCCATATCTATATTTGTGATACCGGTAGATACATATATATCTATATTGTGATACCATTATACGCTCATTCAAAAGAATTGTCAAGGCTTTATTTTTTGCCCAAAATGCCTTCTAGAAGAGATGTCCACTGAGCAGCACGAAGATCCCAATTGTAGAAATTGTCAAAATAGATCTTTTGAAATCTCAATCTGGTCTGATTGGTTTCATCCCAGTGATTGCGAATCGCCATCAAAAGAACATTCGCGAACATATTTGCGTGATCGTTATATTGTTCATGAAAAGGATACATCGTAGCAAAATTTGCACAAGTTTCTGGCAACACAGAAAAATTCGGGCAGACAACCGCGCAGCCAGCAGACATCGCTTCAATCACTGAGATGCAAGATGTTTCCGGCCAGATATTCGGATACGCATAGATATGAGCTTTTTCCAGTGCTTTACGAACTACGTGATTTGGTTGGAAACCGTGGTAGTCGATGTTAGGGTGTTTCATGCATCGATCAAATAGATGTTTGTATGGTTCATCTCGCGCGGGCCAGCCATAGGCAGCGAACGAAGAATATACATCTAGATGCAGATTGATTTCTGGCAATGCATCACAAAGTCTCTCGAAAACAGGAACTAGGATTTCTAGGCCACGATGAGGAGTTGTATGATAGATTAGATTGATTCGTTCTTGAAGCGTGCTCGCCAGCACGCCTCGTATTTTTTTAACTTCAGGAAAGGGAACGATTGCATTCTGAAGAACAATTCCATCTGAATAGGGAACGTCGCGCCCTATCTGAAATGTAGCTTGTTGGAAATGCGAAACGAAAATCAATTTCGAGAAGTTCTTTCGACTTTCTTCTTTCGAAAGATGTTCAGACTCAGGATCATCCCATGTATCATGCAACCAGAGAATATTTTTCTTATCTTTCCTAAGATTTTCTGGGCGATAGCGTGAGCAGATAATGTTGAAATGATCTAGAAGATCTGGAGATACTCTCTCACGAAGACCAGCCATCATCATTTCTGTTCCACCCTGTGAACCTATATGAGCATAGGTCCCATCTGATGCTGGCTCGATGCTTTGAGCCTCTTCAAGAATGCCAGTGATATTTAATTTTGTCCCCATATTTCCACACCTTTCACAGATTCAATACGAAATGAACGCCATCCATTATTATCCAAATCCCAAACAGGAAGAACATCGTCATTGGGTTTACGAACCGAAGTAGATTCTTTTTCCTTTACACCAATTATATATTCATCCTTTAGACTACATTTCATCGTTCGTGTTTTGCCGTCTTTCTTAGTAAAGGTTACAGAAATAATATTGTTACGTGCCAGATCTTGAATTTCGTTTCGTGTCATATATCTCACCTGTTTAGTTAAGTCACCGCATATGTTTCTAGGACAACGCAAATCGTTTTGAATCTCACCACAAAAACGACAAATAGATTTATCTTTTTTCATTTAAGTCCACAGC